TGATTTATTGTACTTCTCTACGTTTTCTGGAAGCGGTGGTGGATTGTGAAATTTACCTTCTGCTTCAAGTTGGTTCATAATACCAAACTCGCCTTCAAAATACTTTTTATATTGCAGTCGTAATGATTCTTGTTCAGCGATAGTTAAATCATCAAAACTATCTACATCAAAATCTTTTATATCTGGTAATTGTGTATCTGCTACCCCTTTTCTTACCTGTGTGCTAACAAGTCTTGGGTCAAATCCAGTTTTAGCTGCAAGTTTATTTAATCTAGGTAAGTTACCTTTAGCAGCTTCTAACACTTCTGGTTTAATACCATTAGCTTCTGCTAATCTACGTAATCTATCTTCTCCAGTAAACCATCCTAAAGATTTACGTTCTATCTGTGCTTCAAATAGTCTGCGCTCTTTTCTGTATCTAGCAGCTCTTTCTCTAGCGCCTTTAGCACGATTAGTCTGTCCATCAGCTTTATAGATTTTTTCTTTAAGTTTATTTGTGCGTTCTAATCTTTGTAATCTACGTATTTTATTTCTACGTTCTTCATTAGCTGCATCATTGGTATCTTTAGGTGGAGTTGAATAACCTTCTATGTAAACTTGTAAACTATGTGTGCAGTTAGGATGAAATAAGCCATCAGCTTTTGCAGTTTCTAAACTTGGATAATTACGATATTTTTCTGGCAGCTTCTCTAAATCATTAGTGGTTCTAAGTATCTTGCCTTCCCACTCTCTACATTGTTCGCACTCCATAGGACTGTCTGATACCCAACTAAGATATTGGTCTGCATCTTCGTATCTATCTAAAGAACCTTGAACTTGTGCGTTACCAGATATTGTTCTAATAGAAGTTTCTGCATAAGCATCTAATCGCATTTTACGATTACCTAAGTTAACTGATTTAATACCTTCATCTAAAAATTTATCTACTGCTATCTCTACTGCTTCTTCTAATGTTGCAACGCCAGATGTAACTAATGCAGCTGCGCTTTCAGTAACTTGTGCATAAACATCATTTGTTGACCTTACAATATCAAGTTTGTTAACTCTTTTCTGAAATCTATTAGCAATACTATCTATTAATCCATCGATAGAATATTCAGCTAATGTTTGAAATCCGCCAGATACATCAGTTTGTATTCCAGCACTAAGTAATTCAGCAACTGCGGTTTGTTCTCCAATGCTATAAGCTACTTCTACTGCGCCTTGTACTGAAGGTAATATTGCGCCAAAAGCATCATCAGCAGCTTTACTAGCTTGTTCTGTTAATCTTTTTAAATGAGTTTGTTTAAACGCAAGCCAGTTCTCAATAGAACCATCGTAATTTTTACCTTCTAAAATTGATTCAGCAGTTATCTCTACTAAGAAATCATTAATATCTCTAAAGACTTCTGCGTAAGTGTCTGCTATCTGCTCATTATATGCTGGGTCATAGACCATAACATTATGGTAACTCTAAAATGTCAGTAACGTTCTGGTCTGCCAAATTAAAGTTAGTTGCAATTTTAAGGACTTCTTCAGCAACTTCTTCTTCAGTAAGTTCTGGATTAAGTAATCTAACTTTAGTTTCAAGTGAAGCAGCTTGCGCTCTGTGTAGTGATTCGATAACTGTTGCAGATTCTCTAACATCTTGTTGAACTGCATCTTGCCACTCAATACGTAATTTAAGTGGTTTATATTGTTTACCAAATATTTCTACATCTAGTATCTGAAGCTTCTCTAATATCTCTTCTAATGGTTGTGTCCAGTATCTTTGTTTTTTACCTTGTGTTGTAAATGATTTACGTTCTCTAAGTTTTAATGCAGTACCAGATTCAGCTCTACCTTCGATATTAATACCAAAAGACTGTGGACTATAACCAGCAGCAGTAACTGCTCTATCTATCAATTCCATAACTGTTGTCTTGTGTTCTTCGTGTCTTATCTGGAACTGTACTGGTTCTATTGATTTACCTTGAAAGTTTGGGTCTATTTCTAATCCAGTAAATACTTCTGCATCTACATCAAAAGCTGCGCCACGACCACGACCCCTTCTCTCTAAATATTCTGTAGGTACAATAATTCTTGATTTGCCTAATCTGACATCTCGCATCCATGAAGTATAAGCTTCATCGATTGCATCAAATAATCCTTCTACGCCATCGTAGTCTGACCTACCATACTCATAACCTTTTAATCTTCTAAGTGGTCTTTGATTTGGTACATAGACTGAAGCTAAAGAATCAAATGGTAATCTAATCTCATCTTCTAAATCAGCAGTTTCAGCTAATCTATCTAAAGATACTCTTGTTCCAATATTTGACTTAGTGCCTTCGTATAATGCGTGATGTATTAAACCATCTTCGTGATGCTCAATATGTCTATAAAAGTTTTGTCCATCTGGAGATTCATATTCAGTTACATAACCTACTGCAACTAATTGACCATACATAAATGTTGCGATTGCTCTATCTGGAGATACAACTTGAACTGTAGGATTGCTCATAAACTCTGTATTCCAAACTAATCTTAAAAATACGCCACCTAATGCAGAAGAAGTTTCGCCAGCTTCTAGTAGTTTATTCTTTAATCCGCATTTTCTTATTAAATCATCAAAATTATCTTGTGTATTCTCAACATCTGATTCAGCTGCATCTTTATCGTTAATAACAAAATTAGGTGGTTCTGAAAATAATAAATCAGCACTTGTTTGTGCTATATCGCCAGCTAATGGAACGTGTAACTGGTGTCTATCAATTTGCAGCTCTGTTGCGCCTTTACGTGTCCAGAACATGTATCTTCTTGGTCTGTAATCTTGTGGTACATCAGCATAAACTTTTCTAAGGATTGCTGGGTCGCCAGCATGCCATGCGTTATGTTCTTGATAAACTCTAAAAATATGTTTGTGGTTCTCTGGCGGATAAGCCGAACCATTTTCTGGTAATCTAAGCATTTACTTCTTCTTCTTTTTGCCTTTAGATTTTTTAGCTTTTTTATAACCTTTCTTGTTATACACTAATCACTCCTACTAATCCAATGTCGCCAAATAGCGCCTAAACTTATACATGCGTATCTTAACGCATCTACTGCATGGTCGTTACGTTTTAATGGTTTATCTTCGCCACGTTCTTGCTGCTTAACATCCCAAACATAACTCTCAATTTCTTCTATTAGTTTAGTGCAACTATTGTGAACTAATAGTTTTCTTGAACTTAATAAGTTATACACTACTCTAATACCATCTTGAACATTATTATCAGCTTTGCTAATTCCTAAATGATTATCTCTCCATAATTGTGTAATAAAAGAAGCTGCGGATGGGTCAACGTATATTCTGCGTACATCATAATCTATTAAGAAGTTTTTAAGTTCTCTGGAGTATTCAGCATCAGATAGCTGCTTCTGTCCTTTTGCAGAATCATAATAATATTCTTTACATACGTATAAGTTGTTATCTACTCCTTCGCCAATTAACAATGCACAAAATGGATTAGTTGTGCCATAGTCAATACCAACGTAATATTCTTTCATTTTTGGCAGCTCTGATACAACGTTTAAATCTCTCTGGAAGGTATCGTAAACTGCGCCTTCTGCCATAACCCACTCGCCATTAATAAATCTTCGATACCATAAACTACTAGCTGGTGCGTATTCTGCTTTTAAAGCAGTTACATACTTTGGGTCTAATGTGTGGTTATCATCTAATTCAAATGCGAAATTCTTTATATCTAATTGTGATTCTCTATCTAAGAAGTTCTTTTTAAGCCAATGATTAGGACTATCTGGGTTAGTTGTTAAAAATAATTGTGCGTTAGGTACTCTTAAACGAGATAAAAGCATCTGAAAAAAAGATTCTGACCATAAAGTAACTTCATCTCCATAAGCGCCAGCAAGTGTTAAACCACGTATTTTTGCTTCAGCTCTCTCATCATTAGCGCCAACAATATAGATAGTTCGATTACCTATTTGGATTTCTCCAGAACCAGTACGAGTAATAAAGCTTCCAGAACCATCTAACAATTCAGATAAAACATCAATTACGTTACGTTTAAGCGTTCTTTCAGTCTTACCTATCATAAGTAAGTTACCTTTTGCGCCAGTCTGGCAGAACTCTATCCAGCGGATTAATGAAGATATTGTTTTACCAGAAGATACTGAACCTTGCCAGATGTTAATTCTTGCAGTTGAATCTAAAATAGAATCTAACTGTTTACCCTTCTGTAGATTTATCATTTCTTAAATCTTGTATTTGTTGTGCTAGTTCTTTTACTGGGTCATCTTGTGCAGTAGCAACGTTACGTTCTGTTCTACCCCATTTATCTGGATATTTACGTTCTAATCGCCACGCAGCAGCAGTCCAGTTCTTTTGTGCAGCTTGACCTATTAAACCAACTAACATTGCTTCTGCTTGTGCTTGTGCCTTTTTTACTGTGTCGGTAAATTCAACAAAAATTTCTTCCTTTT